GTTGTTGCTTATTTGAATGTTCGGGCAATCCTACGGCCTACTATCCTCAAATGAGCTTTCAGCCCTGCGCTTTCTTATTACCATTAACTTGCCGTTTGAGGGATGGGACGGCACATATATTTTTCTATTATGTGTCAAATGCCAACTGAATTTGTAATCCAAAAGATTGTGAATTGTAACTCAGAGTCACAAACACTAAATGCCATACTTTGTAAACGGCATGATCCTACACGTGTTTTTAATGCGATAATCCAACTATCGGAGGCTAATGGGAATGAGGTAAATATTGTTTCATCTAATGAAAACTTTTCCGATGTGACAGGCCATTTTGTCCCATGCTATTTACCTGATGGGAAATCATTCTCAGATTTATCCGTCAAAGAAATATTAACAGCTATCTTTCATTTATGACAAGCCATAATAAAAATCACAAGACATGAAATCTTTGTTGTTACTTATAATATTAATGTTTCAGGCATTCATTTTACATGCTCAAACAGAAACCATTGATGGTTTTGAATTAGGAGGTAGTAGAATTACTGCGATTGGAGCCATTGGTCAAAAATCGGGATACAAATATCAAAATTCAAGCACCTATGATAATGGTGTAAAATGGATTGAATATGTAAGAGGCGATGTTCGAAAACCCCCACATTCTACTTATGATTTATATTTCATAGATGATAAATTGACCAAACTCGAATATTATACATCTGGATTCAACAGTAACATGGTTGAAGATAAATATATGGATTTAGTTGTGACTTATGGAGAACCGCTAATAACAGGCAATTCTTCTGTTTTATGGAAAACACCTACACTAAAAATTAAGTTCTCATACGGCACAGGTGATAATAGCACTCCATTTGCAGCGGCCACATATCAATATTATTACTACTCGATAGCATACGAATACATAGCTTCAACACAAACACAATCTAAACAACAGCGACCAATATCCTCAGGAACGGAAAAACAATACACCTCGTCGGGTAGCGGTTTTGTTATTGCCACAAATGGCATTATCGTCACTAATTTCCATGTTGTAGACGGAGCCAATGGAATCGACGTGTTCGTAAATAGAAACGGAGAGGTTAAAACGTACAATGCTAAAGTACTCATTTCAGATAAAGCAAACGATATTAGCATTCTAAAAATCGAGGATAAATCATTTACAAATTTTGCACAACTCCCATATGCAGTAAAAACACCTATCCTTGATGTCGGAACAAGTGTGTTTGCATTAGGTTATCCCATGTCAGATATATTAGGAGAAGAAATAAAAGTTACGGATGGCATTATAAGTTCAAAAACAGGCTATCAAGGCGATGTTGTAACTTATCAAATTTCTGTTCCCATACAGCCTGGCAATAGTGGCGGCCCATTGTTTGATAAAAACGGCAATTTAGTTGGCATCACAAATGCGGGTGTTCCCGATGCTCAAAATGTTGGATATGCAATCAAAGTTTCTTATTTAAAGAATTTATTAGATTCTGCCCCGACACCGATTATTCTACCATCTGTTAATAAAATAAACACATAGCGAAAAAGTAAATTTGAGCAAAGCGTAGTGAATTGACTGATACAGCGTTCGTTACGCTTTGTTTTTCTATTGAGTAAAGCCAACGAAAAGCCAACATGAAGCCAAACAGTGTAAGAGTTCAGTTACCACTTCATTACTCCCGTAACGGGTGCAGATTTCTTGCTAAATGGCTCTATTTCTGTAATTTGCGTCGATTTGCATAACTGTCGGTAACTCACTAATAACTAATTTTGTGACCAAAAAAAGGAGTGAGTATGCGAAGTACATTCAAGGTATTATTTTACGTGAAGAAAGGCAGCGAGAAGCCGAACGGCAACCTGCCTCTGATGTGCCGTATCACGGTGGACGGCGAGATTAAACAGTTCAGTTGCAAGATGGACGTTCCCCCACGACTGTGGGACGTGAAGAACAACCGTGCTTCGGGCAAGAGCGCCGAAGCGCAGAGAATCAATCTTGCCGTTGATAAAATTCGTGTGGAGGTAAACCGCCGCTATCAAGAGCTGATGCAGACGGACGGGTATGTTACCGCCGCCAAGTTGAAAGATGCCTATCTCGGTATCGGTGTCAAGCAGGAAACCTTGCTGAAACTGTTCGAACAGCACAATGCCGAGTTTGCCAAGAAAGTCGGGCACAGCAGGGCGCAGGGGACATTCACCCGTTATCGGACGGTCTGTAACCATATTCGGGAGTTCCTGCCCCATACCTACAAGCGTGAGGATATTCCGTTAAAGGAACTCAACCTCACGTTCATCAACGACTTCGAGTATTTCCTGCGCACGGAGAAGAAATGCCGTACCAATACCGTGTGGGGCTACATGATTGTGCTAAAGCATATTATTTCAATAGCGAGGAATGACGGGCGTTTGCCGTTCAACCCCTTTGCAGGGTACATCAACTCACCCGAAAGCGTGGATAGGGGCTACCTTACCCAAAAGGAGATACAGACGCTCATGGACGCACCGATGAAGAACACTTACCATGAACTTGTACGGGACTTGTTCGTCTTTTCTGTTTTCACGGGTTTGGCGTATTCGGACGTGAAGAACCTCACCACCGACCGCCTGCAAACATTCTTTGACGGCAACCTTTGGATAATCACCCGAAGAAAGAAAACCAACACCGAATCAAACATCCGTCTTTTGGACGTTCCCAAGCGTATCATAGAGAAATACAAGGGGCTGGCAAGGGACGGTCATGTTTTCCCCGTTCCGAGTAACGGAAGCTGCAACAAGATACTCAAAGAGATAGGCAGACAGTGCGGTTTCAAGGTGCGCTTGACCTATCACGTGGCACGCCACACGAACGCCACGACCGTACTTTTATCCAACGGTGTACCCATTGAAACCGTCAGCAGGCTTCTCGGTCACACCAACATAAAGACCACCCAGATTTACGCAAAAATCACCGCCCAGAAGATAAGTCAGGACATGGAAACCTTGTCGCACAAGCTGGAGGAGATGGAGAAGAATATCTGCCGAGCCATTTAGTCACCTTAAAACAGCATACCGATGAAAGAAGAAAGGAATATTATCACGATGGACGGGCAGGGCAATATTTTTCTGCCGACCGATATAGGCGCAACCGCCATGACCGAGTGGGAAATCTGCGAACTGTTCGGGGTTATCGCCCCGACGGTTCGGGCAGAGATAAAGGCTCTCTGCAAAAGCGGAGTTTTGAGCGTATATGACATAAAGCGCATTATCCGCCTATCGGACAAATACAGCATAGAGGTTTACAACCTCGAAACGATAGCCGCCCTCTCTTTCCGTATCGAATCGTTCGGGGCGGCGAAAGTCCGCAAAGTGTTGTTGGAAAGGATTATGCACGGGCGAAAAGAAAACAGCATGATTTTTCTTTCGCTGAATGTCGGCAGTCAAGCAGTCATGTTGTCATGAAGTCGTGTCGTACTGTCGTATTGGAATCATTGAATCTGTAAGTCAGTCAATCCATTAACAACCGACTATGTGCAGATACGCAGATTCGATTTTCCGAACACAGTAAAGCGGAGCAATCATTCCCGTTTACAAAGGCAAAGCAAGCACGGGGCTTCATGTCGGCTAAAAGGTCGGGCGGCTGCGCCGTTTCCCGATAAATCTTCCTCTCGCTTCGCTGCGAGCGTATTTATCGGGAAAACCTTGTATCCGGCCGCCCCATGCAAGAGAAGCCTTTGAAAACGGAAACGACCGCCCCGCCACCCACCGACCGAAAGGGAAAAAATAAGGTGAGGTTACGGGCAAGCAGGCGGCAGTGTATTTACGGCAGAAAATACCATAGCTTATTAGGGAATTTTCCGAGCCGCAATACTACGTATCGCTGAAAATTCCCCAATAAGGCAAGGGGCAAGCCCCTCTGCACACCCCATCGGGGACGGCATTTGCCGCCCCCGAAGATAGGAAAAAATCATTGTTGCACAAGCCAAAAAAGAAAGGAAGAATATATGGGTTTCGTAGTTTTACACATGGAAAAGGCGCACGGTTCCGACAGCGGGACGACCGCCCACATAGAGCGTTTCATCATACCCAAGAACGCTGACCCCACACGCACGCATCTAAACCGAAAACTCATCGAATATCCCGAAGGAGTGAAAGACCGTTCGGCGGCTATCCAAAGGAGGCTGGAAGAAGCGGGACTGACACGCAAAATCGGAAGTAACCAAGTGCGGGCAATCCGCATCAACGTGTCGGCAACACCCGAAGACATGGAACGCATCGAACGGGAGGGACGGCTGGACGAGTGGTGCGCCGACAACCTCAAATATTTTGCCGACACGTTCGGGAAGGAGAACATCGTGGCGGCTCACCTGCACTTGGACGAGAAAACACCGCACATGCACGTCACACTTGTGCCGATAGTCAAGGGGGAACGCAAGCGGAAGAAAAGGGAGGAGCAGGCGAAGAAACGCTACCGCAAGAAGCCGACCGACACCGTGAGGCTGTGCGCCGATGACATCATGAACCGCTTGAAACTGAAAGCCTATCAAGACAGCTACGCTGTTGCGATGAAAAAATACGGTTTACAACGGGGCGTGGACGGTTCGGAAGCGAGGCACGTTTCCACGCAGCAATATTACCGTGACATAAAGCGACAAACGGAGGAACTGAAAACGGAAGTGGTGGAATTGCAGGAACGGAAAGAAACGGCACGGGAAGAGCTTGAACGGGCGAAAAAAGAGATACAGACCGAACGGCTGAAAGGGGCAGCCACGACCGCAGCCGCCAACATCGCCGAGAGTGTCGGTTCTCTTTTCGGGAGCAACAAGGTCAAGACACTGGAGAGGGAGAACACCGCCCTGCATAGGAAGGTAGCCACACACGAGGAGACCATCGAAGCCCTGCAAGCCGAGATACAGACCATACGGGCAGACCACAGCCGCCAAGTGCTGGAAATGCAGCAACGGCACTTGCTGGAAAAGAACGAGACGGTAACAAAACATCAAACGGAAGTATCAAGGCTTAACGCCTTGTTGATAAAAGCCACAGAATGGTTTCCTTGGTTTCGTGCTATGCTCCGTATTGAGAAATTGTGCCTTGCTGTCGGTTTTACCCATGAACAGACCGCCCATTTAATGACAGGCAAGCCATTGCCGTACAACGGCGAACTCTATTCCGATGAGCATAGGCGTAAGTTCAAGACGAATGATGTTACTGCCAAAGTTGGTACAAACAATGGAAAGCTGATACTTGCCATTGACGGACTGCATATCGGGGAATGGTTCAAGAAACAATTTGAACGATTACAACAGAATGTCGGTTGGAAGCCTATTCAGAAAAAGAATAAAGGCTTCAAGCTATAGTCAATCATGCGCATCACATACATGGAGGACATTTTTTG